TTGCGACAACGAACACACGGCGGCGTCGTTGGGCCACTCCGAAATATTGGGCGTCGAGGACTCGCCACGCGACTGCTCTTTGGGGGCCATACACACAACCAGCGTTCGCCCACTTTCCCCCTGGCGGCTCGACTGCGCCATCTTCACCGGCAAGCCCAGCAAGAAAGCAGCCGAAGGCGTTGTCTTTTGTTGAGAGGACTCCGGGCACGTTCTCCCAGAAGATGATGGCTGGATGCTCTCCTCCAGCAAGTCGAACATTGTCAATTGCATTTGCGATCTCGCAGAAGGTGAGTGACAGATTGCCTCTGGCATCGTCAAGCGATTTGCGCATCCCCGCGACCGAGAATGCCTGGCACGGAGTGCCGCCGCAAAAGAGGTCTGGCGCTTCTATCTCGCCGCTGATGATGCGGCGCGGCAGTGTTGTCATGTCCCCAAAGTTCGGGACATCAGGGTAATGGTGCTTCAGCACCGCGCAAGGAAACGGCTCAATCTCAGAGAACCATGCGGCTTTCCAGCCTAGCGGCTCCCATGCAACTGATGCGGCTTCAATGCCAGAGCAAACAGATCCGAATTTCATTTTTCAGAGTCAAAAAAACCGGGACCATCTGGCCCCGGCCTCCTTATGACTTGACGTCAAAACATCTCGTCATCGTCACCATCGACCGCCCGCTGCGCTGCTGTCTTCGCCGCAGGCGCACTAGCGGGAGCAGGTGCTGGTGCCGGTGCGGGAGCTGCCTCCTCCACAGCTCCCATGCCAGCAGGCCGAGCGATCCAATCGACGACTACAAACTGCGGGATGCGAGTCGTGCCCTTGCCGATCTTTTCCATCTTGCTGCCTTGGTACTCGCATACCGGCAGAAGGGAGGCGTTGAGCGGCAGAGCCTTGCGCTCCTCCATGCACTTAACGTAGAGCTGCTCCAGTCCCATGTTGGGACCGACTCCGTTGGACGACCACTCGCAGGTGCCGAGCTGCTTGTTGTAGAACGTGACGGTGAAGCCGCGCTTGTGCTCAGGTGAAGGTTGAGCACCCTTGCGACCAATAGTCTCGTCGGGTTGCCAGTCACGCACACCCGTGCCGAGCAAAAGCCAGCCGGTCTTTACGTTGTCGATGTCGAAGACCACTTTCTTGAGCTGAACTTCAGCGCCCTCGCTGTTTGTCCAAGCATTGGCCTGTGGTGAAAAGCGGATGAAGTTTGCATTGCCGCCGCCAGAAGAGAGATTTAGCATTTCGCGTTTCGCTTTCAAAGGTTAAGGTTGACCCGGTGAACGGGCATTATTGACGCAGGGATGCGTCTCTTGCAATGGTGACCCCCGAACTTTCCTTTATGGTCAGTTCTTCAAGGATCGCCCTTTGCTCTTTCGGCAGCATCTTTTCAGCTTCTGCCGGTGAGATGAACTCTGTCGAATAGAGAACATCTTTATTAATTCCAGCCTCTACGAGTGCGTCCTTCGCTTTCTTTTCGTCCACCCACTTGCGCGTGCCACGCTTGGGCGCGAGCTGCCAACCCGGCAGCGTGCCCCCGCCCTTCATGCGCTCGAGGGCGTGTTTGCGAAGCGCGTCGATGAATGACTCCACGACAGGTGCCCGATCAAGCAGGCTGCTGACCTGCTCATCGGTCAGCGTTACCATCACCGACTTGATCTCCTCCTTCGTCATCGCGGTGATGTTTGGCTGCGCCTCGATGACTGCGAAGGACTCCTGCTGCGCAGGGCATGTCAGCTTCGCTGGGCACCACTGGCAGGCTTTGTCCGACGGCCTGGGCTGGCAGTTCGGATCAATCGCTTCCGTGATCGCAGGCAGGAGAGTTTCCTGCTCCCACTTCCTAAGACTGTCGATGCTCATAACGTGAACCCGCACACCGCCGGTTCTCGGCTGGTTGATGTGCAGCTCAATGATCTCAATGCCTTGCGGCTTGAGCGTCTTAAGCGCCGCCAGGGCATATATCTTAAGCTGCTCGTTGTCCTCGTCGACGTAGCCAGCGCCGGTCTTCAGATCCGCGATGATGAGAACCTTCTTTGTCTGCGCCACGCCGATGACATCAGCAGTTCCGCGCAGCGTGACCTGATCGTTCTCAAGGTACGACACCTTCGCTTCAATCTTGACGTTGTACCTGCCGACGAATTCCTCAATGTCCCTGATGCACTGGACATGCTCTGCCGCCATCTCGCAGTGCCACTGCGCGAGCTTGACGCCTTCGACGGTCGCGCCGATGTGCGATAGCGGGTCAGAGTCGAACTGATAGCAGTCCTCCGCGAGCGCGTGAATGGCAGTGCCAGCTTGCGCCGCGTCACCTGCTGGCGTTGGCGGGATGCCTTTGGATAGCCTTGCGCTGGCCGGGCAGGCGATCCAGCGATCTGCTGCTGATGGGCGTAGTTCAATCACGTTTTTGCTCCTTGTCACGCGCTGCCATGTACTCGTCGGTGAGAACGTGATAGACCAGGCTGCGCACCTCGTTGCTCACTGCCCAACCAAGGTCTTCGCGGTCAAGCAGGCGGCGCAGAAGCTCCGTCTTTGCGATGCTTGCCTTTCGCTCTGCGTCCAGTTGCGTGCCGAGGAAGATGATGTGATTCCTCATCGTTTGGCGTTCGTCGTCTTTGATCTCGTCTCTCATTTACGTCCCCTTTTCGTTTCGCTCTCAGTTCGATACGGCCTCGGGCAATCCTCTGGCGGCACCACCACACACCAGACAGCTCTGTGCGTTCGGCTGTTGCTTCCATTCGTCCATCGGTCAATGTAGGAGTCCGGCATTTGTCTGAGGATGCGCGACAGATGCGACTGATCTATTGCTGGCACCATGTCCAAGATTTCGTTGACGGTTAGCCCGTCACTGAACTCACGCAAAAGCTCCCGCACCTGCCTGACGCGCTTGCTTGTTTGCATGTATTACGCCTTCCTTTCTGGGCAGTCGCGCCCCTGCCTGCATTTGCCGTTACACGGCGGGCATGCGTCTGATGTGAATGCTTTGCGGATGAGGTCGGCAGAATGGTAAGGATCTGCTTCGTGCGCGATCTCGGCGCAGCGGTCTGCGACAAGGGCGGCGAAGCGTTCAAGCATTGCTATGTCTCTTAGCCCATAGACCTCCACAGCGCGGTCACTCCATTCTGGTTTTTGTGCGGCCTCACGCGCCATGCGGATGATGTCGTCGCGGTTCATTTACGCCCCCTCTTCTGACGGTACTTAATCATCTTCGGCATCTCGACGGTCATCTGCTTAGGAAGCGCCGCAAGATGAGCTGCCGTGCGCACCGAGTAGGGCAGAGAAGGCTCTACACCCGCAAGGCGTTTCTGATTGACCACGCGGCTGGCTTGATACGCTGCACGCCGAGACGTCTCAAGGTCTTTAAGGCTGATGGTTGGCTTGTAGTTGCGCCAGTCAAAGGGATCATTCATTGGGTGATGCCGATTTTTTGTAAAGAGGCACTGGAGGAACATGCACATTGCCGGGCTTCTTCCAGCGCAGATATTTAAATCCGACTCCGTTCTCGCCGATCCAAGCAGTAGGAGCCGCGTCAAGCGAAATCTGGTTTTGCTTTTGCACCGACTGATTGGTGCGCATCGCGCAGGCCCAGCCAGCCATCGCGCCACGATTGACCGCCTCCTCTATGACGCGGCGCATTTCGTCAGCCGTCAGGACGCCTACGGCATTGGCTGGCGGTGACATCTGCTCGACGATCTCCTTAACGGACTCCTTGAGGCTCATAGCGCCCCCAGCAGCAGCGCCGTGAGCAAACCGATCATGACGACGATGCTCACGCAGATGACGACCTTATCGGCCATCGTCATCGGCGTGTACGGCTCGCTGATTGCGCCGCGAGAGTAAGGGCCGAAGGCTTCTTCAAGGGTGCGCGGGTGGCGGCGAGGTGATTCCATTTTGTATCTCCTGTGGAAAATGCCCGGCTCTTAGACCGGGCTTATTGATTAGGCTGCGAGCTTGAGAGCATCAACAGGGAGGCAGATTTCACCACGACGGGCCTTGCCAGTAACAGGGCAGATTTCTTTAAGTTGAGCGTAAGACACGCCGCCAACATTACGCAAAGCCAGCACAACAAAAGTGCCAGCGACTTTGCCCTTGACGATTTGATTAGTAGAAAACATAGAGAAACTCCTTAGAGGAAGTGGGTTGCTGATGACTGAATCATAGCACACTTGACTTGCCTGTCAACTCCCCTATATCTTAGTCGGATATTCAGACCCTTAGAATTGACCCGGAGCCAGGGCAACTTGGCTCGGCTGCGGCGTCTCCCCGCAGTTGCCATGCCCTTCGGGCGAGGTTCACGCCTCGCCCTTTTTTTGCCATGCCATTTGACGCATAAGTCATTTGCCCGATACAATTCTACGCATGACAACTTACGCCCAGCAAGCGATTTCTGAAATAAAGCTCAAAGCCGAGTCGGCTGGCTTTAGGCTGTCTGACGTTTGCCGCATCGCCGAGATCGACCAGGCGCAAGTCAGCCGCTGGCATAGCGGTGCCACCGAGCCGCTCTACGGGTCCGTACGGCGGCTAGAGGCATCAGTTGATGCCCTGATAGCCGCTCGCCTCAAGAAGATGTCTGAGAGCCTAGAAATAGCCGGCAAGGCATGAGAGTAGAGTGCATCGGCACAGCGACGCTGTACCTCGGCGACTGCCGGGAGATTCTGCCCAACCTGCCAGCTGTGGATGCGGTCATCACAGACCCGCCCTATGGCATCAACGTCAGCACTAGGGTCAATTTCAACGAGAAGCAGGCATGGGACGCAGAGCGACCCGATCTGTCGCCGTGGCTGTCCGTTGGGCGATTTCACTTGTTCTGGGGCGGGCAATACTTTGCCGACAAGCTACCCATGCAAGATGGTTGGCTGACATGGTGCAAGCGACCGATCGACATGGATTTTTCCAACGACAACCGATCCTACGCGACCACCGAGCTTGCTTGGCGAGATTGGGGAAAAGCCAAGTTCTATGCCCAAGTGTGGGACGGCGGTATGCGCGCTGGCTCTGCGGAGAATCGGCAGTTCTACCACCCATCGCAAAAACCAGTTGAGCTGATGACCTGGTGCGTCGGGCAACTACCGACAGAAGCCCATACGATCCTTGACCCCTTTATGGGCTCAGGAACGACAGGCGTTGCGGCAGTCCAGATGGGCCGCAAGTTCATCGGCATAGAGCGCGAGCCAAAATATTTCGACATTGCCTGCCAGCGCATTGAACAAGCCGCTGCCCAGCAATCTCTTTTTGACGGCCTTAACGGCACCTCTGCTAAGGATTTCAAACAGGAGTCTTTGCTTTGAAGAAGATTCTCGGCATCGACATCGGCCTTGACGGCGCAATTGCGCTGATCGAAAACGGCGATCTGCTGGAGGTGCATGACATGCCCACCGTGACGCTGGAGCGCAACAACAAGTCAAAGCGCATGGTTAACGCCGCCGAGCTGGCACGCCTTATCAGGCAATCAGCACCCGGCTGCGCGTACCTTGAGCGCCTCAATGCGATGCCGGGGCAAGGCGTAACGTCAATGTTCAGCATGGGCCAGAGCCTCGGTGTAGTCCTTGGGATACTCGCCGCCCTCGACATCCCGACAACGACGATCCCGCCACGCACTTGGCAGCGCGCTCTGGATGTGCCGCAAGGCAAGGACGGCTCGCGCTATCGCGCAGCGCAGCTCTTCCCGGCTCGCGCTGAACTGTTCAAGCGCGTGAAGGACGATGGTCGCAGCGATGCCACGCTGATCGCCGCCTACGGTGCCCGCCAATGAAGTGGGATAGCCTCGACCCGTTCCCGCATCTGGTCATTGACGGGTTCATGGATGAGCGCCAGGCGCTGCAACTGTCCATCGACTTCCCGGCCTTCGACTCACCGGCATGGCACACCTACGATAACGCCATCGAGGTGAAGAAGACCTGCAACAACTGGCACCACTTCTCGCCAGACATGTACAGGTTCTTCTATGACATGAACTCGCTGGAGTGCATCTTGCCTTTCGAGGAGCTGACGAAGTGCAGGCTCTTCCCCGACTACGGCCTCCACGGTGCCGGGATGCACATTCACGGCTCTGGCGGCAAGCTCAACACGCATCTGGACTACAGCATCCACCCCAAGCTCAAGTTGGAGCGCCGCCTCAATCTCATCGTGTACCTCAATCCTGACTGGCAGGAGTCATGGGGAGGATCGCTCGGTCTGTGGCGCGATGACAATGGCAAGCCCGGCGAGCTGGTGGAGTCAATCGCGCCGATGTTCAACCGCGCCGTGGTGTTTGACACCACAGGCGCATGGCATGGATTGCCTGAGCCGATTAACTGCCCTGTAGGACAGCACCGCAAATCCTTGGCGGTGTATTACCTCTGCGATCCCCGCGATGGCGCTGCCGAGCGTAACCGCGCTCTGTTTGCGCCGACTGCGGAGCAGGCCGAGGACCGCGAGGTGATGGAGCTGATTGAGAGGCGGTCGCGCTAAGGCGCGAGAAGGCCGCCTTCGACGCTAAGGATGCGCAGCAAATCTTCCTCGCCTGGGAAGACGACGAAGTTGCTGGTGCCTTGACCTGCGCCGCGAGAGCCTTGGTCTAGGTAGCGGATGCCGGGGATGCCTTGCGCTCGCAACAATGCGGCAGCGTTTTGTGGGCCACCTGTAGCGTTTGCCAAATGCTGATAAGCAAAGCCCGCACCTTCTGCACCCTGCATCCGAGGCAACGCAATTTCTTTGCTGACCGCATCCAGCGCGGCTTGAGCATTGGCCTGCTCACTCAGCGGCTTATCCCAGTCCAGCATCCGAGCAATCGCTGGATCTGGGAGGTCTACGGTATAACGATATCCAGGCTCGCTTGCTATAAGCTGGTTATAAAGCGGGTCTTCCATCTCGGAAGCGGAACGTACTGGCCGATATTTCCCCTCTTCTGCAATTTCCGTAAGAATGGGTTTTTCATCTTTGGCAATTAATCCATTCTTTTTTGCGTAACGCAAAGCAGCAGCTACATTTGGGAATCGCCAGTCAGTAATTCCTTGGGTGGCGTCTCCAGTTCTACCAATTTGCTTTCCAAATTCGCTGGTTTTGGCGAGCCGCCATTTCCCATCTCCAGCCGGAGAAGGCTCAATGTATACGCCGCGATTTTCCATTACTCGGTTACGAGGGCTTGCTAAAGTCTTTGCATAGTCTGCAGCAACCCCAGGCGACTCAGCAAAATACAGCCCATGCCCGTAAGCCTGCGCTCCCTCGCCTGTGCCAATCTTGCTGGCGTCGAATCGATTGAACTTGTGCGGCGAGCCGTGATACACGGTAGCAGCCCCGACCGGCAGCCCCCTTGTGGCACGAATCCCCGCCATCGCCGCACGGCCAATCGGCACAGCCTCCGGTGCCAGCGTCATAAGAGCCGCCTCGGCCTCTGGGCGCAGGCGGGTCGTCATCCCTCTGCCCTTCGTCAGTGGCTCGCCGTAGGACATGCGCTCAACCGTTGCGGGAATGCCTGTCTCCGCAAGCAGGCCGCCAAGACCTTGCATCTGCTGCGCCCTCTGCGGGCTGCGCATCCACTCGACGCCACCCGTCAAGGCGTCAGACAGCAGCCCGAGGATCGGGTTGCGCGGTGTCGGGCGAATGTAGTCGGCCATTACTCCCCCAGCAATCCAGGCACCGCAGTGCCTGCGGTAGCGGAATAGCCAGCAGCTCGCGTCTGCTGCTGCAATGCCCTGCGCCGAAGCTCATCAAGCACTGGCGTGAGGCCCATCAGCATCTCTTGCTGACGCACGAAGCTCGGATCAAGAACGCTTCGCGTGATCTGCTCGGCAACATTCTGGTCAAGTCCCTGCATACGCGGGACAACCTGGCCGAGCAGACGCGAACCACCTCCAAGCAGATCACCGCGAATCATCTGAGTGCCAGCCGAGATGACTTCAGACGGTGCCGGTCCCTGAATCTCTCCAACCTCCTGGCCGATTCGCGTTGTCGGCGAACCGCCTTCAATCATGCCGCGAGTGCGCGCCATAGACTGCTCGCGCTGCAAGTTCTTGATGAAGTCTTCGTATTCGCCAGTCGAGTTAAAGATCAGTTTGAAACGATCCTTCATGTTGCGGTCGTTCAGGAACTTGCTAGCAACATCAGCCGTCTCGCGCATCCCATAGATTTCGTCGCGCAGTGTCTGAATCGCGCCAAGGCGATACATCTGCTGCTGGCCCTCATCTGTGAACTTGTCCAGCTCGCGGCGAATCTCTGCCGGAGTTTTGCGCAGGAACTTCTCCCGGCCAGCATTAAGCGCATCAAGCAGCACAGATTCGCCAGAGAAGGTGTCGAGCGCCTTGCCGTAAACGGGAACCTTGTCGGTGATCGCTGTACGCAACTGAATGCGCAAATCGTCCAGATCATTGGCGCGAGCACTTTTGCCAGTTCTCCGAGCTTCGTTTGCAAGATCGCCGACATACTTGTATGCCTTATCAAGCATAACCATGTCGTTGTCAGCGAGATCTGCGAACTGCGGCAGTCGTCGCGCATCTGCGATTGCGGCTTGAATGTCCTTCGACTTCTTTAGCAAATTGTCGATGGCAAAAGACTCAATCTGACCAGCGGCCCTCGCCTGATCGTAGAACGGAGTCGCAAGCATCGAGCGGCGATTGATGATTTCGTTTGCGACTTCATCCAAATCGCGGGCACCGACTGCCGTCAAATCCGTGATGTCCTTGATGATCCTCGGACCAGCAGCGACCATACGCTCAGTCAGCATCTGGCGTGCTTCGGTTTCCGCTGCCTGCGGGATAGCCATCGCGCCACGGGCGAGGCGGCGCATTCCTTCACCGCCAATATCCGCAAGCGTCTCATCGCGGGCACCAAGGCGTCTCACGGTCTCGGCCTGACGCGCCGCAAGTTGCTCTGGCGTCATACCTTCCTGCGCAATCTTGCGAGCGAGAATCTCTTGCGCTTTGTTCAGGGGATCTTGCTGGCGCACGAGGCCGGTGGCTTCGCCAACCCTGCGAGCGCCAGATCCTACTGCCGATGTGACGACAGGAGTCGCACCGCCAAGTGCAACTCCAGTTAAACCGCTGATTGTTGCGCCAAGGACTCGATCCTCAAGGCCGCCTTGAGCCGTTCCTGCGCCCGTCAAAGCGCCAGTGGTTGCACCAGTTCCTGCGCCCCTCGCCATCATTGAGGCAAGGCCAGGAATGCGAGCAGCGCTGGCTGCTGTGGCGGCAGTAGATGCACCGCCAGTAAAGGGAGCCGCAAAAATACCGGCGACGGTAGGCAGCAAACTCCCAGTAGCTTCGCCAGCAAATGCTCTTACTGGGTACTGCTCTTCGTATTGCTTGATGCCAGCCCTGACCCTAGCAAGCTCCTGCTCGTAGCGAGGCCCAGACGTTGCGCGAGCGCGCATCGCGGCCTCTGCCTCATCGGCAAAGCCAAACGTCAAGCCTTGCAGCATAGACCGGCCAATGCCAGCCTGGACCGGCGCACCTTGGAACTTAGGCGCGGCAGCGGGAGGCTGCATTGCTCCAGCAGGCACCGGCTGGCCCGGCTCTGGAGCTGCTACGCGAAGAGACTCGGGCAGATCATCGAGCGGGACTGCCTGACCGGAACGTGGTGAAGTTGCCATTATTGATACACCCATTGACCGTTACGGAAGATGATGTTCCTGCCATTCCTGTCTTTGCTCGTATCGCCTTCTTTCGGCCCTGAAGGGACATAAGGCTGATACGCCCTGCCAGCAGACGTCTTCATCGAATTGGTAGCGATTGCACGGGCCTGCGCCTTCTGCGCAATAACTTCTGGCCCCTCTCCAATTTGCGGGAAATACGTTTCGTATTCCTTGCGCATCTCATCTTCGCCGATGACAGCGCCGGACTCCTTACGCAGTTTGGCGCGAATCCAGTCGTCTGCTGCCTGCTTGTACTGCTGCTGTTCAGCAGTCATCGCACGCCGCTGCGCGACACCGCCAACAACTGGCAGCGCCCCAGCGACAGCAGCCCTTACGCCAGGCTGTGAACCTTCTGGGAGACCACTGATAACTGCCTGAGACCTTTCCATGCGCTGGGCAAATCCTGCGGCGTTGGACTCGCCTTCTGTTGGCCTTGACGAACTGCTGGCACCCATCAATGGTTTTCCAGCCGCATCGGTGATGGGGATCACCGGCCTGCCAGGAGCCTTCGGCACATAGACGATTCCATTGGCGGTCTCCATGCGCTCGTATCCGCTCCTTGCGAACTCGGCTTCGCTGAGGTTGAGCCTGCGAAGCGCAATGTTCAACTGCTGTCCTTCAATGCCCATCAATGGCTTGCCTGCCGCATCCGTTACGGGGATGATCCTGCCGCCCGGTGTCTTCGGCACATACACAATTCCGGCAGCAGTTTCGACCCGCTCATAATTGCCGCGATTAAATTCATCTTGGCTGATCTTGAGCCTTTCACGGGCGATATTTAAGTTTTGACGCTCAATGTCAAGACGCGCCTGCTCCACCGGAGAGATGCCAGTTCCGAAGGTTGTACCCGGAGCAAGATTCCTCAGATCAACTGCACGCTTCTGACCGTCAACGTCAATGATCTGAATGTTCTGTCCAGTGCCGAATTTAGTGCCGACAGGAGTGTTTCTAAGGTCAATGAGCTGCTTCTGACCATCAACGTCAACGAGCTGCAGATCTTGGCCTTTGCCGAAGACAGTTCCGACAGGAGTCGCGTTAATGTCAATAAGCTGCTTGGTGCCATCAACATCAACGAATTGAAGATTTCTGCCGGTGCCGAATGTCTGCCCAGGTGCGACTTGACTCTTATCAATGGCAACTGTTTGGCCGTCAACAGTTTGCAGCACCATGTCACGTTTCGGCCCAAAGCCTTCAATGGTCTTGAAGCTGCCGTCATCGTAGCCTTGCACAATGACCTCTTTGCCTGTCGCCAAGTCAGTAACGGTCTCTCTGCTGCCAATAGGCTTAGGAGCCGGAGCCATCTGGCTTGGCACCTCAATGACGCCACCAGTTTTAGTGCGCTGGAAGAACTTGCCGCCTTCACCCCTGTAGATGTCGCCGACAACTTCCTGCTGCGTCGGCGCAAGCCGATCTGCAATGTCAAACATTCGCTTGGCGTCTTCAGTTCTGCCTCTTGATGTGTATAAACGAGCAGCATCACGATACCGCTGCGCTTGTATCTCATTGGCGGTCATCGCTGGCGCAGCAGGCGCTGCCTGCCCGATCATCCCTGCTCGCGCAACTGTCGGCCCGGCAGGCATCTCTGACGTCACTGGCGCTGCGAGCGCCATATCTGGCGTGATCTCACCGCCAGCAGCAGGCGCAGCCTGTTGACCGCCAGTAAGAATCCTCGCTACGTTTTCATCCATCTCGCGTGCGCGCCGCGCCTCATCGAGCTTCTGGCGAGTCAGCATACCCGTCAAGGCAGACTGCTGGGCCTGCTCCGCGCCAGTTTGACCAGCGGTCAAAGCCGCCCCGAGCGCCTGGCCCAAGCTGGTGCGAGTCGTAGACGGGCCACCAGCCTGCAAGAGCGCAGCGGCAGCGGAGAGCAGACCGCGCTGCTGAATTGCACTCTGTTGCTCTGGCGTCAGCAAATCGCCGAGTCCTTCTCCTACACCGAGAAGGCCGCCAAGATTAAACGATGTTGCCATGTTGCCACCTTATCCAAACAGGCCAAGCAAGCCGCCAATGCCAGCCCCGAGACCAGTACCAAGGCCAGGGATTGCCTTGCCGAGCGTAGCGCCAGCCAGTGC